TTGCGGTATGATACTTACTGTATCTTGAAAGCAAAGCCATACGGTCTTTGCGTTCGGCCATTACTCGTTAATTTCAGACTTTGCTTCGTTAATCTTTTCAGTTAACTTATCTTCTACAAACTTGTAGACACGCTCAAATGCCTCGTTTGTATTTTCTCCATTGCGCTTACTGTCAACAACGCCAAGATCAAGTCTTAGTGATTGAAAGTTGCCAAGGTTAAGTGTGTATCCAAGTGTTACAGATACCTTTGTCTCATCGTTTTCCATTTCATACCCTTCGTTAAATAGATTCAGACCAGATTGGGATGAATCGTCCATCTTCAGTTCTTGTATATGTAAGTATACCATCGCCCATTCTTCGTGTCAACTCTTGCTTGGTGGGCGTAATATCGTTTGTTATTAAATTGTCTTTTCTTGGTCTACCAATATGATACGTAGCAAGTATATCACGAATCTCCCTTACTTGCGATTCTGAGTAATATGATCTTACCTGAAACCCTCTTGCTCCACCCTTTTGAGACCCCATTGGAAATGGAATGACTCCTCGTCTCATTAATGATGGCATATATTTTTTATGTCTATTAACTAAATCGGCAGTCTCTCTAACAGTATATGCTCTCTCACGCTTCTTTTTAAAATCAGAAATTAAACAACTTTCAATTTGATCTTTTGTTATGTTGTAAACAGACATAATACCGTTAGACTTATTAAGATGATGTATTCTAACAAGGTCTCCATTAAGAAACCAAACCTTTTTATTCCCTGGAATTACAGGGAGGACATTGTAGCCTTCATTCTCAATAGTTCCTTTTTTAATAGCCATAGACCCTCCGCAGAATTCTCTGGTCGGTTATAAAAACTTCTTGATCCGCAGGCAATGCAGTAAGTTTCCAGGTGTCCGATTGAACTGTACTGTCTATCAAGAAACATTCTCCCATTACATTTTTTACATTTTATCATTAATTGGGCACACCAATAATAATTAGATTAACATTGACTGATGCCTCTCCAGTAGCATTAAATCTTACAGTTCCTGAAAGTCCAGAAGTTGTTATATTATGTAAAACAACTGTAACATTTTTACCAGCAGGAGTATTTGTAGTATTTACTACTGTTGCTGTTGCAATTGGAGTATACTTAAACTCTCCAGTAAAAGGATATGTAAAGGTTTTTTCTTCTCCAGCAGTGACCGTTCCACTACTTGTTACATTAATATTGCCACCAATTACTCTAGCCTCCCTACCCTTAAGATTTTCCTTACCACCATTTGGAGTATCGATAGATGTATACTTGTATGTTGCTGGAGATATTTCAGTAGACAACTCATTAACTACCTGGGCTAATTGAGAAATATAAGTCACATCGAGTGGTTGACCACGCTCTGGTAGAGGAATTTTTGCCATAATACTATTATACCACCAGGCTTACTGGATCAGACTCAAAAAGTGTAGCCTTGGTAAATCTCTCTTTAGGAAATGTTGGAACTTGAACAGCAAACTGAACTGTGGTATATCCTGAAGAAACTAAGATAGTGTCTGAGGATGTCCGTATAGATCTAAGATACTTAAAGTCTTCTTCTCCCCACTTAACATATAGATCAAAATCAGACTTTAAGTTTGCAGGGGGAGTCCAAACAACATTAATGATTTGTTTATTTTCACTTAACACCACAGAATGCGGAATCCAAGGCTCTGGTGTAGGGACTCCATCTACAACTTTATCTCTATCTATCTCAGGCTCAACGTTTACTTTATATCTTGGAGACCAGTGAGAGGTCCTGTTTCTATCTTCAGAGACTACTCTATATCTAACTAAATAACTTTGCAATTCTCCGCTAAATGCTGGAAGATCTTGTTTTTTAATTATTACCTTTTTTACTATTGGGTTTGACACTAAAGGACATCCATTCCAAACCTAAATTCAATGTGGTTTGTAGTGTTTGCATTCTTAATGATTGTCTCTGAATTGGTATTTTTAATTACAGAATAACCAGACAAGCCATAAACTGGATTAGAAGATGTTATGTTTTCCAATCTTAGGGCATCTAATGCAACATAATAGTCATCGCTTGGAGAATCAATCTGTACTGTTGGAGATACAGCAGTTGAAGATACGGCAGTTCCTGTACTATCATACTTTATAGTAGTTGGTGTAACCTCTGTAATTGTAAATGTACCGTCAAACCTTCCAGAGTTTCCTAAACCAGCAACAATAATTTTGTCTCCTACGCTAAAAGTATGATTAGCGGATGTCGTTAAAGTTACAACAGTATCGGTTGCAGACTTATTACTAACCAGTGCAGTGCCCTTTATTACTGTAGCATAAAACTTTACGGTATCTACTACGTTCCAGGTAAAACCAGATGTTCTCAATAAGTTTTGTAGTGCTGCCGTAGAAACAAAATATCTATTTGTTGCAAAATCAACTCCTGTGTCTGTCTCCTTTATTGCTACCTGCATTCTTGCATACTGTGCATTAGCAGAATTTGCTTCGTCTGTATCTGAAAACTCAACTACAATTCTTACTTCATCTGGTTGACTTGAAGATTCTCCATCTTTATTAACAACAGAAAATGCAAGTTTAAGTTGATCAGTAGGAGCATTTTTATTAAAATCAAGGTTTACTCCAGTTAGATGTATGTGAGTTGACCCTGTTGGAATACCAACTGCTCCATCTGTAAGAGATAGATTGCTCATATCTCCTCTTATCATCATTATGTTATTTAAGAATCTA